TTTAAATATGTTTTTCCAAACTGGTTCTGTAATCGGTAGGTCTTTTACTCAAGAAGGTGATATGAATCCAGGTAAAGTGCCAATACAAGAGATAACTTCAGGATCTGGTGGTAATAAAATGCAAGCACTTATAGGTAACTATAACTATTACTTGCAAATGATAAGAGACGTAACTGGCTTGAATGAAGCTAGAGATGGTAGTATGCCAGATAAAAATGCTTTGGTTGGTGTACAAAAACTAGCGGCAGCAAATAGTAACACTGCAACAAGACATATATTACAAGCAGGTTTATATTTAACCGCGGAAGTTGCTGAGTCTTTATCTCTTCGTATTTCTGACATTATAGAATATTCACCAACAAAAGATGCTTTTATACAAGCTATTGGAGTTCACAATGTTTCTGTTTTAGAAGAACTTAAACAATTGCACCTTTATGACTTTGGTATTTTTATCAACTTACAGCCAGATGAAGAAGAAAAAATGATGCTGGAAAACAATATACAAATGGCAATACAACAGCAAATTATAGAATTAGCTGATGCTATTGATATTAGAGAAACAAAAAACATAAAGTTGGCAAACCAATTACTTAAGTTGCGTAGAAGTAAAAAGTTAAATAGAGATCAAGCTCTTCAAGAGCGTAATATACAAATGCAAGCGCAAGCTAATCAACAAGCATCTCAAGCGGCTGCACAACTAGAAGTTCAAAAAAATATGGCTTTAACAGAAAGTCAAGTTCAATTAGAACAAGTAAAAGCGCAGTTAGAATCTCAAAAAATGATGCAAGAAGTTGAAATGAAAAAACAATTAATGGGATTAGAGTTTCAGTTTAACATGCAGTTAAAAGGTCTAGAAGTGCAAGGCCAACAAATAAAAGAACAAGAAAAAGAAGATCGTAAAGACGAAAGAACAAGAATACAAGCCACACAACAATCAGAACTTATAAATCAAAGAAATACTGGTGGTATGCCTAGAAACTTTGAGTCTGGAGGTAATGATATATTAAACGGCCAGTTCAACTTAGGTAGTTACGATCCTAAATAAATTTATTAACTATTATTATATTATATTATGGCAAAAAAAGAAAAACCAGTGGTAGATAACGATACTGGTAAAATAAAAGTAAAAGCAAAAAAAGAAAATCAACCAACAGGTAACGAAACAAAAGGAAATGTTACCGTAGTTAAAGCTAAAATGAAACAAGGCACAAAAGACTTGGAAACTATAACTAAAGTTGATTTAGATAAAATAAAAAAACCAGAAGAAAAAAACGAAACCAAAGAAACTAATACTGAAGAAGCTAAAGTTGTTGAGGTTGTTGAAGAGGTAAAAAATGAGGAAAAAGAAGAAGAAGTAAAACAAGAAAAAGAAACACCAGTATTAGAAGAAATAACAGAAGAAGAAACAGAAAAAGAGGTTATTGAAGAAATAGCTACTGAAGCAAAAGAAGCTATTGTAGAAAACATGGAAACTGGAAAGCCTTTACCAGAAAATATTCAAAAGTTAGTAGACTTTATGGAAGAAACTGGTGGAGATATTCACGACTATGTTAAGCTTAATCAAGACTATAGCAAGCTGGATGATAGAGGTTTGTTATACGAATACTACAAGCAAACTAAACCTCATTTAAATTTAGAAGAAATAAACTTTCTTATGGAAGATCAGTTTTCTTATAATGAAGAAGAAGACGAAGAAAGAGATATAAAAAGAAAAAAATTAGCGTTAAAAGAGCAAGTTGCCGACGCTAAACGCCACTTGGACGGGCAAAAGTCCAGATACTATAAAGATATTAAAGCTGGTTCAAAGCTAACGCCTGAACAACAAAAAGCTATTGATTTCTTTAATAGATATAACAAAGAGTCAGAAGTTACTCAAAAAGCAGCTAAACAAAACTCTGAAATTTTTACACAAAAAACTGATAATGTTTTTAATGACAAGTTCAAAGGTTTTGAATATAATGTCGGTGATAAAAAATACAGATTTAATGTAAACAATGCTAACGAGGTTAAAGAAACTCAAAGCGATTTAAACAATTTTACCAAAAAGTTTTTGGACAAAAAAATGGCTTTAAAAGATGCAATGGGTTATCATAAATCTCTATATACAGCAATGAATGCTGATGCTGTTGCAAAACACTTTTATGAACAAGGTAAAGCAGATGCTTTAAAAGAAAGCGTTGCTAAAGCTAAAAACGTTGATATGAATCCAAGGCAAAACCATGGTGTTGTTGAGGCGGGTGGTATTAAAGTAAGAGTGTTAGGTGAAGATTCTTCTGATTTTAAGTTTAAAATTAAAAATAGAAAATAAATAACAATTTAAAATTAAAAAATTATGGCAATTACTGGAGGAGATGGTTTGAACAAGGTGCCTTCGCCAACTAAAGCGACACTTGAATCAAATTATCTTGATTTAGCTGGAACAACCGGAGAAGGTTGGGCACAGCAATATTTACCAGACCTAATGGAGAAAGAAGCAGAAGTATTCGGAAATAGAACTATTTCAGGTTTCTTATCACAAGTTGGGGCTGAAGAGGCTATGACTGCTGATCAAGTAGTATGGTCTGAACAAGGAAGATTACATCTTTCGTATGTAGGTCACATTGAAGACTTAGCACAACAAGATAACAATAGTAACCAACCTGGTGGTTCGATAACTATAGATACTGACATTGATGGTAATGCTGTTGGTTCTTCTGCTATTGATCATGGTATTAGAGTAAATGATTTACTTTTAGTATCTACATCAGAATTTACTACGCAATGTTTAGTAACAGCTGTAGCTAACGCTGTAGTTTCTGTAGCGGTTTACAATTCTGGTGCTACTAACAAAACTCTTCAAGATTTAGGAGCTGCAAACGACGATGTATGTACAGTACTTGTATTTGGTTCTGAATATGCAAAAGGTAGAAAATACTATGACAACAGTCCTTCTGGTGCTAACGCAGGAGATGCAGTTGACTTTCGTCAAGCTAATGAACCACAGTTCAAGTCTTTTAGCAACAAACCAATTATTTTAAAAGATTACTACTCAGTATCAGGTTCTGATACGGCTAGAATCGGTTGGGTTGAAATTGCTTCTGAAACTGGACAATCTGGTTACTTATGGTATTTAAAAGCAGAATCTGACACAAGAGCTCGTTTTGCTGATTATTTAGAAATGGCAATGTTAGAGTCTGTTAAAGTTACAACAGCAAACTCTGAGGTTGATGAGTTCTTATCTGGTGCTGATATTGATGGTGCAGCTACAGGTGGTGGACCATTCGGTACTCAAGGTTTATTTGACGCTATTAAAGATAGAGGTAATGTTACTACTGGTGTTACTGGTGTTAACGCTGCTACTGATTTAGCTGAGTTTGATGCAATACTTGCTGAGTTTGATAAGCAAGGTGCTATTGAAGAAAACATGATGTTTGTAAACAGAGCTACTAGTTTAGCAATGGATGACATGTTAGCTTCTATGAACTCTTACGGGGCTGGTGGTACTTCTTACGGAGTGTTTGATAACTCTGAAGACATGGCACTTAACTTAGGTTTCTCTGGTTTCAGAAGAGGTTCTTATGACTTCTACAAGTCTGATTTCAGATACTTAAACGACAAAGCTACTAGAGGTGGTATTAACGATAGAAACACTACTGACCCTATTAGAGGAGTCATAATACCAGCTGGTACATCTACTGTTTATGACCAAATGTTAGGTAAAAACCTTAAACGTCCTTTCTTACACGTTAGATATAGAGCTTCAGAAACTGATGATCGAAGAATGAAAACTTGGATTACTGGTTCTGTTGGAGCTGCTACATCTGCTTTAGACGCGATGGAAATACACTTCCTATCTGAAAGATGTTTAATTACTCAAGGTGCTAATAACTTTATGTTAATGCAGTAAGCACTTATATTAAAAGTCGAGGCTTCGGCCTCGGCTTTATTTTATTAATTTTATTATATATTATATTATGGCAAAGAAAAAAATAGAGGTAGAAGAACCTCAAGTTGAAGCAGTTGAAGAAACTGCACCGGTTATAAGAGAAAGAAAAGTCCCATCAAAACCGGAGTGGGAAATTAAAGATAGAACATATTATTTAAAAGGAGGAAGAAAGCCTTTATCATATTCAATTAGATCGGCAAATGTATATTATTTTGACGAAGAAAAAGGTTACGAAAGAGAGTTAAAGTATTGTCAAAATCAAAGAACTCCATTTGTAGACGAAATGAAAGGTGATCAAAGATTAGAGCATATTATTTTTAGATCAGGTGCTTTGTTTGTTCCTAAAAATAAAACTGTTTTACAAAAACTTTTATCTCTTTACCACCCACACAAAGATAAACTATATTACGAGTGGCAGCCAGCAGCAAAAGCAGCTGATCAAATAGACACTTTAAATTTACAGGTAGATGCTTTAGTAGCCGCTAGAAGTGTTGATATTGATATGGCAGAAGCTATCATGCGAGTAGAAGTTGGATCTAAGGTATCAAATTTAAGTTCTAAGGAGCTTAGACGTGATTTGCTAGTGTTTGCTAGAAACAATCCTAAACTGTTCTTAGAGCTTGCAGATGATGAAAACGTAATGTTAAGAAACTTTGGTATTAAAGCTGTAGAAACTGGAGTATTAAGACTTTCTTCAGACCAAAGATATTTTATGTGGGGTTCTAATGGTAGAAAATTAATGACTGTACCATTTGAAGAACATCCATACACTGCTTTAGCACATTGGTTTAAAACTGATGAAGGTATGGAGATATATGCAAATATAGAAAAAAGATTAAACTAATCAAACTGTAGAGCGGTCGCCCTACGGGGCGATCGTAACTACAAAATTAAATAATATGACATCAAAAGGATTAGGCGACTCTATAGAAAAATTTACAAAAGCAACTGGAATGCATAGTTTGATAAAAAACACCGCAAAAGCACTTGGTAAAAAAGATTGTGGATGTGGTAAAAGAAAACAAAAACTAAACAAACTATTTCCTTATAAAAAATAAAAAATATTATGGCAATAAGTATAGATGATGTTTATCAAAAAGTTTTAGCTATAGCTAATAAAGAACAAAGAGGTTATATAACTCCACAAGAGTTTAACTTATTTGCCGATCATGCACAAAAAGAAATATTTGAACAATATTTTTATGATCTAAACCAATTTAACAGAATACCTGGAAACTCTATGGGTCATTCTGATATGAAAGATATAATAGAAAGCAAAATAAGTGCTTTTGAAGTATGGACAAATACTCCAAACACTATTGTTTTAAACAATGATGGCGATATAAATTTAGGACAATTTCCTTTATATAGAGTATTAGAAGTTATGGTTGACTATAAGAACAACGAGGGTTATAAAGTTGTTGAAGAAGTTACAGCTAAAGAATATAGAAAATACACTAATAGTCCATTAGCCAAAGAAAGTGTTAAAAGACCAGTTTACATACATGATGCGTCTGGTTTTGATAGAATAAAAATAATTCCAGCACCAACAGATATAAACGATGCTGTTAAAATAAGTTATATAAAAAAACCATCACAACCTAAGTGGGGATATATAGTATCTCAAAATAGTAATACAGCGCTTTGGTTTCCTGGCGATTCAACAGATTTTGAACTACATCCTTCTGAAGAAGCTGAATTAGTTTATAAAATATTAAAATTAGCTGGAGTATCAATGATAAGAGAAGATATAATGAGAGCTGGCCAAGGTATGGAGTCAGTACAAATTCAACAAGAAAAACAATAAATAAATGGGATTATTAGATAATACTACTCAGCAGTCATACTATCAAGGTAATAACCACGGTAGTTATCAATTTACATCACTAGATGATGTTATAACTCAGTTTCAAATTGCTTATGTTGGAGAAAGCAAATTAATATCTAAAATAAAAAGAGCCGATATATCGTTTTTTGCTCAAAGAGCTTTACAAGAATTGTCATTTGATACATTTAAATCTTGTAAGTCTCAAGAAATATTATTGCCACCTAGCTTGCAAATGGTATTGCCTCATGATTACATTAACTATACAAAAATAAGCTGGACAGATAATTCTGGTATTAAACATCCTATATATCCTACTAGCAAAACATCAAATCCTTTTAAAATACGTCAAAAAGAAGATAATTCTTATGACTTTATAATACCTTCTACAAATTTAGTTAACAATGGTGATTTTTCAAGTAGTATACCTAATCCAAGTGCTGTAGGTGAAGACTGGTTCAAAAACGGTCCTTATACAGGTAGTGCAACTGGAGTAACATCTACAGACAAAGTTCATGTTGTTAATGAACAACTAGTTTTTGAACACGGTGCAACCGCTCCTGATTTTAATACCCCTGCAGGCGCAACTAGTAGGGCTTATGCTTGTTGGCAAAAATTAAACGTAACTGATATAGACACTATAGATTTATCAGCTGTTGGTAAATCTGCAGCGTCAGCAACAGGAAAAGGCGTAGGAACTATAAGAGTAGGTATTAGCAGTTTAACATATCCAAATTTTGACCCAAACAAAAGTAACCCTAATTTTCCTACAGCTCAAAACCCTTCTCTTAATAATACAGACGAAGTATTTGATTTATATACTATTAATGGCACAAGGGCTTTATTAACTTTTAACGATGGTTTAGCTACAGCCTCAACACTTTCTTTAAGCAACATTGATGTTAGTAATGAAACAGAAGTTTATGTTTTAGTAACTAGTTTTGTTGAAAGCTTTACTGATACATCTCTTAGTAATAGTCAAAACATAGTAGATGACGTAAGCGTTGTTTGTGATGCTATTTCATCTACTTTAGTTGAAGGTGGAGAATCTACAACGTGGAGCAACTACAAATCTAACAAACCTTCAGAAAACAATACAACAGATTATAGAGATTATCAAAACGATGTTTATTGGCCAAATTTTGGTGAAAGATATGGTTTAGATCCTCAACACTCTCAGGTTAATGGTTCTTTTTATATAGACTGCAATAGAGGTAAAATACATTTTAGCTCTAATTTAAGTGGAAAAACAATAGTATTAGATTACATAAGCGATAGTCTTGGTACAGATAAAGAAATGCAAGTTCATAAGCTAGCTGAAGAAGCTATGTATAAGTGTATAGCATACGCAATATTATCTACGCGTTCTAACACGCCAGAATATATTGTGCAAAGATTTAAAAAAGAAAAGTTTGCTGAAACTAGAAAAGCAAAACTAAGACTATCAAACATTAAATTAGAAGAAATAACTCAAATTTTAAGAGGTAAATCAAAACAAATAAAACACTAGTATATGCCAGAAATAAAGCATAATTTTACCGGTGGTAAAATGAACAAAGATCTTGATGAAAGACTTGTTCCAAACGGAGAGTATAGACATGCTGAAAACGTACAAGTGTCAACTTCAGATAATTCAGACGTTGGTACAGTACAAAATATTTTTAGCAACCGTAAAATAAGTGGTTATTTTCAAGATCAATTTTTAGGTAATGATAAATCTTGCGTGGGTAGTATTGCTGACGAAAAAAACAATGCTGTTTA